CTTGCATATAATCAATTACTGACGCCCACAATTAAGATTATGTCAGCAACCGTTGTTCCCCAATTCCGGAAAACACCACTACCGTACAGGCACGGTCTGCTAGCGGACCACTTGACCGCTAACTTGGATAAGTCCAAGCCACTGTGAACGGACTCGTTCACCAGGGTATGAGTTAACGCTTACCAGCGCGCTTCTGCATTGCACCTGCAGTTGGTGGGATGTTGCGTACATCCACGTCCTCGACTACTCATGAGGTGACAGCCTCAATCCACACGTAGTCCGGGAATTTTCTCGACATTGCACTCTTGTACAACTACTGGTTCACCAAATTGACCAGCACGACCCACACTTTCCTCAGCGGTCTAGGGTTATTTTTCATGGTTTTCTTCCTGCTCGCTCGGGGGGTGGTTGCAAAGCACCTGCAATTATAAGTTGCTGCTGCCCCGGGAAGGTCAACTAGAACGGATCTTCTACCTTTGTTACGTAGATATTCACGTTCGTGTTGACAGTGGGTAATGTGCCGACTGTACCAAGTGTAAGTCCACTAGCAAAATCACTCTCTGGAATGTTGACATATGCTGTGTAGAAAACACGTTGGTTCACGGAACCATTAACCGTGGAAATATTTGAGGTGGAGTTGTTGAACATTATAGGGGAAAATGTTGCTCCACCAAAAAGAGTGACAATGGGTTGCACGAATGCTGAGGCGACATCACCTGACCAAATGATATGGACCATGTATATTCCGGGTATATTCGTACCGTCGAAATTCACGGCCAAAGCATTTACCGATAAGCCTATGACATCACCTTGAACCTGCGTCTGAATAGTGCCCAATGGTTGGGCATTAGTAAACACAGACCGAGAAACATTCGTGCTCAAGAAATCACCACCCAAATCGTCGTTCATCTTCGGCTTGAAGAACTCAACACAATATGAAACCCATAACTCCCCGAGGAGTTGCGAAGGGTTACCTAACGTGACCACTTGGGTAAGACCAAGATCGTACGAGCGTAAGTCCTGACCGGCAGGAACAGCACCACCACGCACGTACAACTTGGTTAAAGGTGTCTCCTTTTCGGCACACTCAATTCCATGCATTAAGTTCATTGTAGGTTTAACGGACACAGCATATTCACTGTTTTCCATTTCTACCTTCGACTTATATGCCGGTTGATCAGCATTGTAATTGGTGGCAATCACAACCACACCAGGGGCACCACCAGTGACAAAATCAGTCACCAACGGTCTAAACTCAAAGATCATTCCATGTATACGATACTGGGAATAATTCTTTGCGATAGTACTCAACCACGGGAAGGTGGTTGAGACCCCTGGATTGAGAGGATAAAGGCGATTAGTAAACGGGGCCTGCCCGTTAATCTCACCAATATACTCCCGGTGGCAGACGATATTTGTTCTATCGCCTGTGCTGAACTTAGGAATCTGCCGATCACTCATTAGGACGTTATAACTTGGAGCAGGTCCCATCATACGATAGTCCCCACTCCCAAATATTTGTCCAATTCCACTTCCAAGCCATTTCCCTACACCTTTCAGGTAGGGCATGCTGAACATACTTCCAAGGGCCTGCCCTGTAATTGCTCCAGCATCCGCAAAAGGAGTTGGCTTTCTCCTTTGCTTCTGTTTTGTCTTTTTATTCCGCGTTTTGTTTGTCATCGTATGGGATACCCAATGACATGGGGACTGTACATTGATACCTAACCATTGAGGGGAAGCCGTGCAGTCTCTTGGCATTTTGGTTAGCACTAAAATAATAGTTTTGGTTCATCACAGATATCAACCCCATGCTGTTCACAGCTTAGAGAAACGATCTCAAGCACCACAAAGTGGTCACAAGTTGATTGGAAGCGTACGATACACCGGTTGGTTCGTATCGTTACTCAACTTGTATTCATCAAATGTAGCTTCAATGGCAATTTGGCTCTCGGGTGACACATCGAAAGCTAGCCAAAATGAATACCTACACTCCGGTGGAACTGTATCCCCGAACGTGCGACCCATACCACGAGACATGCGGGCGGCGCCAGTCTCAAGTGTTGGGTCGGTAAGGGGTTTTGCACCATTGGACTTAACGATGAACTGTTGATAGAAGTTTTGCCATACCGGTATTCCCCCCGTTAATGACATTCCTCCTTTTCCAACAGCGGCCATCCATCTCTCCCTAACCTTCTTACTGTCAAGAGGTTTAAGGGAGAGGCAATCCTTAGATAGTGCAACACGTGGATCTCTTACCATGATCCACTTCGTTCCATCGTACACAGGTTGACATTGGCAAAAGGAAATCTTTTCAAAGATATACACTGGTTCCTCTATAGCCATGGAAAATCCATAGCCCTTGAACCAGTCATACAATCCCTCTCTAAAACGCGCAAGATCACATTGCTCGATGATGGTGACACTGTCGTCACCGTCATCTGCCAAGCGAAATTTGATACCCTTTTCCGAACAATAGGTATATAATAAACCGCACATGATTAACACATTGCCTAAGGCAGTGTTTGAATCTCCAGACATCCTGTTTCTGTCAATGGCATACTTAATGATGCCGGACTTACAGAAACCAATTCCGCGGTTATGTCTTTGCAGCTTCATAAGGTGACGAAAATACTTGTCACCCTTATAAAAACTCTCATATACACCATGTTCCCATACCAACATCGGGTGTGAGACATGTTCATCAAATCG